TATATCTTCCAAGCTGTTTTATTGTGTCTATTACAGGTGCTAAAAAGGGAACTCCCCGGACTTGTCCGATTCGTTCCCTGTTCATAATGTGTAATATGTTTCTTCGCCCGGTCTTTTCTCCGTAGGCAAGTACCCTTACCCATTCTCTCGGTTCTCTATCTGTAAATGATAGGGGGTGGAACTTTGATACATGGTAGGCAACAACCTCTCCTGCTGTGTTCTTTTCTACACCCTCGCAAAATAAAGGGTTTACCTTTTCGTTATCCGGGGTGCTTATCCTGTCTGCTTCAATCGTCTGTATTCTAAGGTCGTATATACTCCCTATCCTCTTTGTGGTTGTCATAAGTGCGAACGAATCGCCACTAAGTAAGGCGTTTAAAAATGCCAACTGCTGCAACTGATAAAAGTTATCTATTCTTTCAAGGTCGCAATTTGTAGAATCCGCCCAATGTGCAAATTCTCTTTCTATCGTTTCCTCTAACTCTCTCGCTTCCTCCGGCTCAATCCTTAATACTTCCTCATTGATTGATGCTTTTAGGTGTAATCCAATTCCTATAGTATTGGTTCTAAGCCTTTTAATTGCCCCTGTAGCAACATTCGAGCCACCATAGAACAAATCCCTAGACCTCTGCCTTAAAGGGTCTATATTGTCCTCTACGTCCTCTCTGTGGCTACCTCCGCCGTGCGTCCAACCTATAAGGCTTTTCTTTGTAGCACTTGCACCGTAGTTTCCGTAACCGCTATCAATCATACTTAGGCGTTTTTTTGCCACCTCTCGTTTTAATGCTCTTTCCGGGGATATTGCTTTTATGGCTTTGTCAATAAAATTCAAGGCTTAAACCTCCTTTCTCCGTATTTTGGGTACGAAAAAAGCACCTTGGATGCTTCTATATCTCCTTGGTGCTTTGCTATTTTATATATTATCACAAAAAATCGGGCAATGGCGGGCAATCTTTTATTTTCCTGTTTTGCTTGTATTTCCGCCCTTTTCGGCTGTTTTTGTTTATAAATCTCTCGGCACAATCCTGTATACCCTGTTTCTGCCCTTTTTCTTTGCTAAATTCTCCAATTCCGCCACTTTATTACTCCAATATTCTATCTGTTTGCGGATTTCTGCCAAATTTGCCCTTGTAAAGGACTTTCCGCCTATTGTGTATGATTGGTTTATTGCTACCTCGTTTTCCGCTTCCAACCATATTTCCAAGTGTTTTTTTGCTACTTCAAGTGTTATTGCTGCCATTATGTTATACCTCCACTTCGATTTCCTCTATGTCTTGTGTGTTTTCGTGTTGCCTGTACCTCCGTATTTTTCTTCGGTGGCTCTTTTAGTGTTAATCCTGTAATTTCTATTGCTGCCTGTGCGTAGTTTCTGCAATCTAAAGGCTCATTTCGTTTTGTTTCTCCTGTAAGTTCCCATACAAAATACGGTCTGCCTTTTTTATATTTTAATACCTGTTTCTCTGCCGTAAGGCCCTTAAAATAATCCTCGTCATATCCTCGGATATACTCATTTTCATCTTTTGGGAAGTGGCAATATCCGGGACCCTCTTCCTCAATCTGTAATCTTTGCAGTAATAAAGATTTACCTGTATCAACTCCAAGGGTAAATAAGTATGCCTGTTCTCTGTTGTTCTTGGTAGGTTTTGATATGTACGGTCTTGCCGTTCCCTCGTTACCTCCCTTAATAGCGAAAATCTTTCTTGCCGTCCTCGCTTTGCAGAATTTATAAACCTTATTCGTAAAATGTCCGCCCGAATCCATACAGGCACATGATATTCTCATTGCCGTACCGTCCGCTTTCTTAAATGTCTGTTTCAAAAAATCATCAAGGTTTTTCCATACTTCCGATTGCTTCAAATCTCCGTATATCCTCTTATAGATTATTCCGTAGCTTTCATGTTCTACGCCCCAACCTACTACCTCGACCTCGAAACGGTCGTCCTGTGTATCTATTCCT